TGAGTTGAGTCCTCAATACTGATTCGCGCATGGCGTGAAGAATCTTCAACTGTTTCGTAGCCAGTATCACAACGCACGGCAAGTTTAATCCAGTTTCCTTCCGCGTGACCTGATGCAGGTACTTTGATTGCGCCGGATTCAATAGGATTTTGACCTGTGCCACTTGAAACAAGTGTACCGTCTGTGTCTCCTGCGGTTGGGTTGTTTTTATAAATCTTGATTTTGCTTTCAGCCATTTATAACCACTCCTTTTTAAATTCATATTTTACTTTATGCGTCAAATTCTGTTTTGCTAGCCTGTTTAAAACTAATTTTTTTAAGTCTATCAATGGGTGATTAGTTCCGTGCTGTATACTACTATTAAAGTTAATTTGCTATAACGCTGCTTTTATCAATTTGTGTCTCAACATATTTTGATTTTCGAATGGGTAATTTATTTACCTCATTCATGATACGCTCGGCTGATCCATTACCTCCCATTTTTTCGTATGGTTTATAAAGATACTCGTAAAGGTTTTCATATTCATCCTGAGTAATGTAACCTTTCTCGATATAAACCATTCCCAAATATACGATCCTGTCATGGGCCAATCCTATAAGCAGTTCAGTTTTTACGTCCTTACGATCCGCATATCTTGTTATATACGCCCAAAAACCGGATGACGCAATAACAGAGCATATAATCGTTATAATCATTTGAATCCACGGTTCCATAAGCATTTCTCCCCAGGATAATCAATAAGTTTTGCCATTTTATTATCCTCCTTTAAATATCCAAACCCTCACCGGTAATTTTCTCAAAGCATAGACTGAACGTCTGCCCTATACCTTTCGGGCACCTGCTCTATAACTCGACGACCATTTGTAACTAGGATGTAATAAAGTTGTACCATCTATTTAGTACCTCCTTCCACTAGTTCCCGTAGGGCTATTAACTCTTCGAACGTCGTTGCCAGAGCATCCATAAGAATAATGTTTTGTTCATAGATACGTGCTAGTTTTTGTTCGACGGATTCCTTATCAAAGACTGGTTCTGGCTCCGGTTCCGGGGGAAACTCGGAGAAATAACCCTCACAGTCAGCATTAACTATATAGAAGAAACCCTCCTTAGGCCTTTCCTCCTCTGGTATATCTGTAATATCGATACTAGTAGCTATATCGTTATTGTTACGCTTCATTGTCCTTATGCGACGTATTCCTCTCCAGTTATCTCCTGGTACTGCTCCGAGGTGATTTTCCCAGCCCGAACAAATACTGCTACGTCAGCATTGCTATAAATCCCTTTGTCGTAATATCGCTTCACAAGGTTAAACATTTAAGCGCCACCTCCTACGGTTTCAAGTAAAATCATGGCAACCGTTTCTTCTATGGCCGCCTGACTCTCAAGGAACTGAGCCTGACCGAGGAGCAGTTCGGCATTGACAATTTCTTGCTCGGTTGGCTCGGGTTCGATAGGTTCCGGTTCTGGTACATACTGCCTAAACTCCTGTTCAGTCAGCTCAATCCAACCTTCTTCCAATGGGCCATCATTGATATGGCATACCGCCTCGGTGGGTGAAATGCTTACCCCCACAAAAAGGTGTCGTGTTCCAACCTGCGGCACGCTGTCAATAGCCGGTACTTTTGCATACATCTCTAATCCCTCCTTATACCACAGTATTCGTATTTCCAGTTACAACTGTTCCCATAACACGAAAATTTCTTACTCCTTGTGTTTGAGAAGAATTAGATGCCCTACACCAAACCTGTATAGTATCACCAGCATCTACTCGTACATCTGACGTATGTGTTCTCCATTCTGTATATTTATATGTCCCACTGTCAAAAATAACATCGCTTATATCATTTCTTGTTAATAACCAATAAGAAATATCTGAAGAACCTGTCAACAACGCATATTGAAATGTTACCCTCACAGTTCCTTTAAGATTAACACGTATTTCTTTTGCTAATCTATATTTATTATTACCTACCATCTGCTTTTCTGCATCATTTGAAATTATAACAGTATCTGATGCAAATACGTTTTTAGGCAATGTTAAATCAATGTCATCCAAATTACTTGTTAAAGTATCAACCCTGTTTTTTACATCCTTCAGCTTCCCGTGCACACTGCCGCTTGCGGAAGCGGGGTCGGCGTTATCCCCTACAACCTCATCAAGCAGTTCATCAAACAGTTCATCCAGCGGCTTATCAAGATTGCTGTTGATTTTCTTTACCTCTGCCCAGCTCATTACCCAACCACCTCCGTAATACTTCCGTCCGCATTAAATATTGTAGTGATGACGGAATTTTTAATCACTGTTACTCCATCCGTATCATAAACTATCACTGATACGGTTATCGTCTGATCCGGATTAAATACTGTTGTCCGTGTAGCGATTGTGGTGAGACCCACCTCATCAAGCAGTTCATCACCCAACCTCCTCCGTAATACTTCCGTCCGCATTAAATATTGTAGTGATGACGGAATTTTTAATCACTGTTACTCCATCCGTATCATAAACTATCACTGATACGGTTATCGTCTGATCCGGATTAAATTCTGTTGTCCGTGTAGCGATTGTGGTGAGACCCACAGTGGTAAATATAGTCTCTGTAATGTCACCATTCGCCTCGAATACTGTATTGCGTGTACAACCCGGTAACTCAGCGATATTATCAAAATTAAATGTTTGTAAGAGAGTAATATCATCTCTGACGAGATCGTACCAAGCTTGAATTGTCATTTGACGTTCGTCGAAGTCGTTTTGTTGCTGCGCCATCTGATCGACCCAGGCTTGAGAATGTACGGTAAAAGCACTATTCCATTGGGCTAATAAAGGTGCACTGTCAAGGGTTTCAAGGATTCCAGTACTTAACGGACATGCCGCTGTACCAACGCGGTTAGTAATATTAGCAGGAATAATCTCTGTAACATTAGCTCCCACGTAAATATCCGCCAAAGGATACTGGTGTACTAGTTCGGTATCTATAAGGGTAGGCGCAACGGGGTTACTTGCGGGGGTGCCCTTTATAACCTTTATGCTATTCGCCCTTACTTCCTCGGAAGCGTTAATCTCTAACACTACAGTATCAATACGATTAAGAACTATATCTGCAGGCTCGATTGTATGCAATGACGGTACTGAGTTATATGTCCATGTATGATTAAACCATGCTCGTCCGGAGCCAACTTTAACTTGCATACCATTAGCAGCCGAAACAATGAATGCGTCACCGATGGACATAAACACTCCGTCTTTAATGATACCATCAAATATCGACGATATGTCAGTAGCGTCGTACATTCGATCGCCGTTTTGCGAGTTGTAGAAACCATATGTTAAAGCCATTTTTTACCTCCTTATCTATTAGACTGCAGTAAACGTAGGGTATTCTTTGAGACCTGATGAATCCTGGGAATATATCATCTCTATAACACGTGTCTTAGCCTCTATGCCGTACTCATTGATAATCTGTACGATATCGCCGAGGAAGAAATCTTCGCCGTATTTATAAGTAGTAACGCTATCTAACTCACCATCGAAAGATGTTAAGAAAGAGTGTTCGGACAAGACCTCAGATCCTCTCTGCTCAAGCTGGGCGAGATATTCTTCGTCCGTCAGAGTAACACCATCAACTGTTCGATAGATACTCTTAGCGTCTGTATAGATTTCTCTCCTCGTTAAGCCCGATCCTCCACCGACCACCGTCGACTTCTCTTCACCATCTACGAGCGTTACCGTCTTCAAGTTTGTTTTAGTTTCGATATAATTACTATTCATTAGATTTTCAAAGTTGGACGAGAACACTACGTAGGGATTATCAAACTGATCATACGATCTATCCTGACCCTTGTATAACTTGAATATAAATTTATCATCTGATGGGGTTATCTTAAAACCGACCCCTCTTTCGAAACAAAGGGCGAGGATCGCCTCGTATAGATTAGTGCCTCGTTCAATCTGAGCATCGACAGTATAATTCTCGTCTAAAAATAGAATGTTCGGATCGGTTGATGGTTCGAAGATAAAATTAGATATTTTACGATCTTCTATTGCTGGCGAGATAACGTTTTCATTAAGTAGGGTTTGAATGGCGTCTTGGAAATTTCCCGTTAGTATTGTTTGTTCCCAAACGATCCGTCGATCAAGAATAAATTCTAGAGATCTTCCCGTTACTATAAGATGATCTCCTTCTTCTAAGTCACATTCTATTTCTATACTTTCGATCATCATAAGACGTTCGGAACCTTTACGCCACAGATAATAATCTTGTTGTAAGAACGACATTAACTCAAGATTTACAGGAGTATAAATTTCAAAATCGCCAGCACCATAGTACCTATCTGTCCAGATTAAAGACTTTAACGTGTCTATGTTTTTTATAGTTTCTAAATTGGAATTCAAAACGAGTATTTCAAAAAAATCTTTTTCCATAGTTACCTCCTTTTAAATTCCCTGATATATGACTTGATTTATTATTCTGAAAAATAAGTTACTCCCGCCTTCTTCCGCATCGAAGGCAAATACGTTATCTCCTTTTCGCAAGAACATCCACGTTGCATCCCTATCTAAACAGTTGATAATGTTGTAATATACGCCTTCTCTTAGTAACTGGATAGATTTATCACCTTTAATTGTGGATATAAATATGGAATCCCCCATTATGATAGGTTGCCCGGTCAAGGCGATTAATTTATCTGTATCGATCTTCATATTCTCAAGAGTGTTCACGTTATAAATCCTTACATGCTCCGCTGTGCCGACGGAGTGTATTTCAATATTGAACCCTATCTCCGAATCACCTTCGTAGAGTACTATTTGCATTTGGTTCTTAAGGAGGTTACCCATAACGAGCAACTTGTCCGATAAAGCTTCGTTCGAGAAAGGAAACGAGAATACCTTCTCAAAACCAGTAAAGCTTGTTATCTGTTTACCTTTTGGTCCAGCGGAATAGAAATATGGATTCGGACACACTATTGAAATTTGCGTAGTCTCTTGCCTACTAAATATAATCGGCTCGTTTGACTCCACATATCCAAATATCTCAGCCGTACGATTGGTCGTCTCGATAAGGAGGCGTACGCGCTTCTTAACGGGAAAATATTTGTAAGATTTTTGCCGTGTATCCTCTATCGTCGGGCTCTCTAAAAGAACTAAATTGAAAACTATATTACGGGATGGCAGACGAGCGGAATTATAGATTGACCCGTCAACACTAGATAACTCAGAAACATTTATATCCGCCTTGACCGGACCCAGACCTGATATTTCTTGAATGAGGAAACCGGATCTCTCCGGAAACCCCAATTCAAGTTTTATAGATTCGTTTAGGTGGTTTGTTACGGTTATGGATTTTATCATGTAGTACCCATCACCCCTCTCAATCCCCTCAATGTTGATATTTGGTTCTTAGTTTGTCTGTAAATTTCAAGTCTAGATAAAGCTTTAGGCGAATAGTTGTTCTGTACAAACGATACCTTTATTTCCTGTGGAGTTTCAGACCTGTTAACGCCGTCAGATTCACTAGATGTGGCGAACGTTGGTAGTTTCCTTATTACATCATCTACATTTATTCCTTTATTCTTGGAGAGTAAATCATTAATGAGTAAACTTCCAGCCTCCACGTCACTGAGATCTAGAACGGGTCTGATGACAGGATTTATATCCACATTGTCATTAATCACATCAGATATTGCCGATATGATATTCTTCAAAGTAGATATCGTAGACATTCCCATATCGGCGGCGGACGACATACCAAGATGACTATATTTTTTCAAACCCTCAGCAAACCCCACCATCGACCATTTACCTAACTCGGCAAATTTCTTTGAGGGGGATGCTACTCCTATCGCGTCTCTGGCTGCTTGCAATGCGTCCTTAGCAGTCCGCGCTGCTGCCTGTGCTAGTTCTGAGGCTTTCGATAATATACCATACTTCATTCCGTCGACGATATTTTGTCCGAGTCCCATCCAGTCGGGAGTTCTCATAATGGATACTATATTATCCGCAAACTTTCTGAAGTCTTTTTCGCCTTTTGTCCGCAACTCGCCAATCTTCTTGAGCCAGTCATTTTTCATATTCTCAATCGTTTTAGCTGTTTCTTCGGCTAATTGTTTAGTCTTTTCTTCAAATATAAGTCTTTGCTCCTCGAGATCTATTCTGGCCTGCTTGTTCAACATCCTTATTTTGTTCGACGTTTCAATGCGTAACCCCTCGAGCTCTTTAGTCGCAACGGTCCTGGCCTGGTTCGATTTTTCTCGCCATAGCGATACGTATTCGATCAACTCTGGTTCGGACAGCTTATTCAAAGCCTTGATTTCAGATAAAGACCTAGGTCCCATCTTTTGTAGTTCGTCTATTAGTGCGGAGTCGACTCCTTTACCGGACAGTTCACTCATTTGTCTTGTCCATTCGTCGAACTCGATAACCTGATCTTTTAAATTCTTGATGAGATCGCTACCAAGTACCTCGTCCTTAGGTTCTACTTTCTCAAATAAACCATACGTATCATATAGAGACTTCGTTCGGGATTCGAGGGCCTGATCGTATTGCTCGTTAAGGTCTTTGATATCCCTCTCGAGTTGGTCGTTAATCCGTCTGCACGCATCTAAGTACTCTTGTTCGTACTGAATTCGTTTATCCATAGCGTCACGACTTACGTCTATAACCCTTTGTGCGAAGTCTACATCGGCCTGAGCTATTTCTTTCTTTACGCGATAAACTTCTCGATCAGCTTTCTTACGTTCCTCAGTACCTTCTAAATATCTAGATTGTACACGTTCCCATGCGTCTAATTCTTCATACAAACTTAGTTCGTTATAATATTTACGTTCATCAATCCATTCTACGGAAGCATTAAAAGCGTCCTTAGCAGCTTTCTCGGCTTCCTTTGCGGTTTTAGCCGCAGCCTTTTCAGCGGCAGCGACAGCCTTCTCAGTCATTTTCTCGGATGACGCTTCTACTTTAGGAGTGCTATTGTCTATCCCTATGGCTAACCCTTCACCGATATCTAAACCTATGTCTTTAAATTCTATTGATGGAGAACTAGATCGTAATGCTTCTCTTGCCGCTTCTATAGCGGACGTTGCTAAATTCGTAACTCCCGTCACTATATCCGATATCTTGTTTTTTATACCTTCAAGAAGACCTATAACAATATCTTCACCGATATTAAAAAACATAGATATTGAATCACTAAGAGTTTCTAAAGCAAGTGTAATAATAGATTGTATAAGATTTAATACCGCATCGAGAACGGCTCCACCATTCTCCTCAACTGAAGTGGCGAGCCCGTTAATAAAAGCCACCATTAAATCAAAACCTGCTTGTATTATATCGCCAAGTTTCGCAGTAACACCTTTAATGAAGTTTACGATCAGGTCAATTCCAGCCTCAACTACATTTTGAATGTTGGAAGCAATTCCTTTTAAGAACTCGACAACAAGTTTTCCACCAACGTCAAGAATGTTCGGCATATAATTTAATAATGATTCAAGGAGTTTTGTCAATAACGTTAGGGCCCCATCAACGACGACCGGTGTTAAAGTAACAAACACATCCGCAATAGCTATTACAATTGCCTTTACGGCTTCCGCGATAATAGGTTCGCCTGCCCCTAAAACTCTTGCAAACTCAATAACTCCTTGTGCTAGAGTTTTTGCAGCGGAAGGTATTAAACCTATAAGAGCTGTTACGAACGCTACTAATGCTACGGTGCCAGCAGTACCAGCTACCGCTAAGGCCGACAGTCCTGCCGATAATGCTAATATACCACCACCAATCGCTGCAACACCTACGCCTAATAGTGTAATAGCTGCAGCCAACCCTAATATAGCTGGAATTGCTGGTGTTAATAGCGTTGCGGCTACGCCAATAACTGTAAATGCTCCAGCTAATCCAATCAAAGCTATTCCAATCTGCGCTAAGGACATTGACCCAATCGTTTTTAATGCTCCAGCTAACATAGTAATTGAGACAGCAAGAACACTAAAAGCAAAGGAATCAACTATTGAACTTGTTTTCGATAGTAGAACAAAAGCGCCTATAATAAGCCCTAAAGAAACAGTTAATGCCGTTAAACTCTTTGCTATTTCTTCCCATGACATGCTACTAAATGCTTTTAATACTTGTGATAACAGTAGCATAGCGCCAGCAACATCCATCAAAGCAAGTGATTGTATGAATATGTTTTTAGGTAGTGCTATGAGAGCCAATGTCACAATAGCAAGAGCTGAGCCTAAGGATATTAATCCTCTACTCATTTCTTCCCATGACATATTACCCATCTTTATAATAGCAGCTGCAAATAGGTTCATAGCAACACCAAGAATAGTTAAACTAACGGCTGTTGCGATTACATTTTTAGCATTACCGGCAACATTTATAAATATCGCAATAGAAGTTAACATAACCGCAAGTCCGGAAAGCCCTTTAACCAAATCACCAAGATTAATACTGCTTAATTTCTTTACTGCATCGGCTAAGACAGTTATAGCAGCCGCTAAAAGTAGAATTCCAACACTTTTTATTGCTCCCATTCCACTCAGATCAGCAACCTTCATAAATAACACTAACTCAGCCATTAAGACACCGACTCCAACTAATCCTTTAGCCAAGTCGGCAAGGTCTAGACCACCTAACTGTTTTACAGCTTGGGTAAGAATTAGAATTGCTGTGCCAAATATAATAAAACCAACCGACGCTGCTATTAAGCTTTTAGAACTGGTTTCTAGTAATTTTGTTGCTCCTACTAATATGCCAGTCAAACCAGCTATAGCAGCAAGACCTTTTGCTACTCCATTCCAATCAAGACTAGATAATTTCTCCATTGCCGATGCAAGTATGAGAACTGCTACAGATAAACCTATCATTCCAGTTGTGAGTGCATTAATTGCAAAGAAACCTTTAACCCCCGCAATAGCATTAAATACGGCCATAGCACCAAAGAGTTCAACAAACATTGCTGTCATAGCAGCTAAGGAAGTAGTAAGTTTTTCTGAATCAATCATCGATATAGTCAGAAGAGCAGCAGCTAATATACCTATAGATATAGCAATTTTTAATAATACATTCGCTTTTAAATTGGACTGATAAGCTTCAAGACAACCTCTAACTCCATCAAAAATACCGGTAATACCAGATAAGAATCCTCCAGCACTATCTGTTATTTCGGTTAATGAATTTATGAACTTTTTAATCCCATATAATATTGCAGCAAATAAGCCGCTGTTTATGAAATCAAATATAGAATTGAAATCAGAGTCATTTAGTGATTTAAATATACTGGCACTCAATCGACTAAGTATCTCACCGATTGTAGATGCTAAATTGTAGAAGAAAGAAAGGAAACTTTTAAAAGCTTCACCCAGTTTAATTAAGGGTTGAAATCTCTTTTCTATTTGTTCAGTAAACTCGTCAATACCAGTCAAGTCTGGTGTCCTGACAGCTTTAAAAGCATTTGCTATCAGATCGGTAAACATTACAATTCCTTCTGCGACTGGTATTAAAACTTTACCGATGTTTTGAATTGCGACGTTGAATGTATCCGAAGACTTTAATGCATCACGAATAGCAACTATAAATTCTCCAACACCTCCGGTTACCGAAAGAAAGTTACCGGTAACTGGAAATAATGCTTTAACAAGAGAAAGAAGACCTCCAACGATTGCTGTTAAAGCCATCTTACCAATATCAAGAAGAGCGAAGAAACCTTTGAATGTGTCTTTAATGTTTTTAGCAGTTTCGTCTCCTATTTTGAGTTTCTCTGAGAATTCATGCAACCCAACAATAAATGAGTGAAGCTGCTCGCTTGTTGTTGGGGGAAATATGTCTCTAAACGCTTCACCTATAGGTTTTAGAACGCTGCCGATACCTTTCGCGATATTAAATAAACTTTCAAATATCATTTCACGGCCAGAAAGACTTTTAATTTTCTCTTCGAACTCTTCCATAGAAACCGAACCGTCTTTTACCTCAGAATTCAGTTTTTTTAACGCTTCGACATTCTCTATAGTGTATCCCATTTGGGCGATTTCTTCTTCTGACAAACCATCAAATTTCTCGGTTAATTTTTCTATCGATTCAGAAAGTATATCAGAGGTTAACCAACCATTTTTTAAAGATTTTTCAAACGATCCAGCATCTTCGACCATCTTATCAACAGAAATACCATGTTCTTTGGCAACTGCCGCAATCGTTTGTTTAAAATCTTCGCTGTCTGATATACCATGTTTCATTAACTGTTTCCAACCAGATGATAATGCTCCAGATAATAATTCGTTTCGAGCATCAGACATGCGATCTATAAAACCGCCAATAGTATCATTGAGATACGTAAGAGTTTCTTTAGCTTCCTCAAAGTCACCAATTACGAGCTCCCAAGTTTGAGCCCAACCAGAGCCAGCTGCTTCCTTTAACGTATCAAACAATTGAGTAAGAGTCTTGACTTCGGTTGCAGCGGCCGTTGCCCTCTTACCTATATCGGTTGTCTCGTCAGCGTAATCGTTAAGTGTTTTTACAAGAACTTCGGTTGTCATCCATTGTTCTTGCAGACTATCGTTAAAACCAAGCGTTGCACTTATAACGGTCCCTTTAAGCGTCTTATACATTCCGTCTGTAGTTTTAGACAATGTACCGGCAGCAACAGCAGACTCAAGAAGTTGCGTTTTAAATTCAACAGTGGCCATATTAGCATTTTCAATAGATTTCCAGTCGATGAGTTTGACATATCCGGCTGATAACGCCTGTGCAAAGTTGTACATGGCACGAGAAGCTTCGTTAGTGTTCGACCCTGATAAAGCCGCGGCATTTGCAACACCCTTAATAGCGGCAACCGATTCGTCTAACGAGACTCCTGCGTTTGTAAATTTACCTATATTTGATGTCATATCGCCAAACGAATATATTGTCTTATCGGCATAAATATTTAATTCTTCTAATTTAGCATTAACTTGTTCAAGAGAAGCTCCAGTACCAGCCATGATAGTTTGAATCGAACCCATCTTAAGTTCGTATTCCGAAAATCCCTCTGAAATTGGTTCTATAGTCAAAGCTGAAACGATCCTCTTTCCGGCATTAATCGCAGAATTGGTGATATTTGCGAGGGCTGTTACTGCTATGACCTCAAGAGCCGAAAACTTCATACTAACTGATTCTACGGCCCCGCTAAGTCCTGACATACTGTCATAACTTCCGGTCATATTCAAACTTTGTTTAAGTTTATCAAGAGTTGACATTGTGGCTTTGACATTTGACTCAAATTGTTTATTGTCAAACTGCATCTCAACAACTCTTGAATCGATTGTCCTGCTCATAGCTTAGTAACCTCCCTCCATGCTTCATTTACGATTTTGTCAAAAATAGGCTGGATAGCAGGATTGATGTAGTCTCGCCCCTGTACCCAGCCGCCGTTTCGAGTTCCATGACCATACTGTAGAATAATGGCAATTGGAATTCCATTTTGAATATTTGAGTTATAAAAAGTAATCTTTGCCGATCCTTGTTTGTTGGTTATCTCATAACGCCACGAATCAGCTGTGAGACCGGAATCGACAGGTGTTGCAGACGCAAGGGCGGCTACTCCCTCCCGACCATACTTGTCGAGATCTCCGAGATGTACAGCCTCTTTGGCTTTCTCCAAGAAACGTGTCAGTTTAGAGAAATCACCCTTTTGTCTAAACTTTATCATACAAAATTCTCCTTTTATAGAAGTTAAGTTGTATCACTGTCTGACGTTGAGACACTTGTATTCTTCGAAATGGCATCAATAATAGTCCCTATAGCATCTGATACTGTTTTCAGTTCTTTATCGCTATCTTCAAAAGCAATCTTAATAGCAGCAACAAGTTCCTCCACAGAAATCTTTTCGTCACTATTAGAGTCCGCATATACAATCCTCAGCTTGAACTTCTGGTAGATGTAGATAGAGGCAGGGATTATCGCGATGATTGCGCTAGCAATGCTCGAAGCGGTATTGTTGCTCCCATAAATCAGATTGACTGCCGCGAGAGCAAATGCGCCAATAACAGCCCATAGTGTCGCGCTCGTTTTAAGTTTTGTAATAATAGTGTTCATTATTATCCCCCGTTCTAAATTGCGGGGCTATTATAGTTGCCCCCGCTATCCTGCTTGAAACCAGCAGCCTTTGCTGATTCAAAAGTTATTCCACCCTCTTTGTGATCCGACTTCACAAGGTTTAGATACCCAGTAAGACCGGCTCCGATGATTACCTCGGCCAGACCGACGGAAGCCGTAAGCCACGCTGCCGTGGAAGTATACTCGTTTCTAATGCAGTAATACATCAGGACGAGAGTCTCCTGTGCGATGATAAATCCAGCAAGCACGACCAGAAGTGTCATTACCTTGCTCCATTCGCACTTTTTCTTCACAGGTGCGGCGGTTTCATGCTTGCCCCGTTCCATTATACTTTACCTATGAGCTGAGCGAAGCGGTAAAGCACCGTTACAAACTGCTCGCGAGTCAGAAGATCCTCCCACATATAGTTCGGATTTCCGTCCTTTCCGATTCCGCCTCCCGCAATCAAACCGATTTCAGTAGCCCAAGTTCTAGCCTCTTTGCTGTATGCGTTGCTGTCGTTGTCCTTTAACTCATTCCGCATTTCCAACCAGAGCTCCTTAAATTTTTCAACGTCCATGTCATCATCCTCCGTATTTATTTCAGTATTAAGCCGCTTGTTGACCTCATCTGCGATTTCCCCATGCCGGTTGTATAACCAGTCGCCAGGGCATGATTTGGATGCAAACCACCTATGTACTGTCATATTCTGTTTATCAATCTGTCCAATTAAATTCTTATCGGCTTTCCACAACAATGCTTTAATGTTGTTTCTCTTACAGATATCCACCAAAAGATCAATCAGTGATGCGTATGCCTTATCAGATACCGGCCACGGATCAGCGGCTACAGTATTGGCCACTTCAATGGTGATCGCCCTGTTATCATTAGATGAAGATGAGGTACACCATGATCGATCGGCTTCGTCAACATACAATGCAATACGTCCATCGCTTCCAATCCCATAATTACTGCTTGCTTTAAGATTTGGGTTGGCGAAAAGATCACCGCATTCCTCAACACTAAGATTTCCAGCCATACAATGAATAGAAATGGTATCGATAATGTGATTACGCTTGCCAGAATTATTCGGTGATAATTTTGTATATGTTACTAGCGAACTATTACTCATTTGTTTACCTCCTTCTTTGCGTATTTTATCCCTTTGTATTTAATTGTTTTCTACGAGCGGCATTCAAAGCAGCGTTTCTCCTCATAATTTCTTTTCTGCTTCTCTTTTTTGGAGGCTGATTTTTAATACTGCAAACCTTAATTAAAGTAAGAAGACGGTTAAGATGCCAATTTTGACACTCAAATGGAATATTCAACGCAATCATCCAATAATAAATAAGCTCAGCTGTAACTTGCTCTCTACTTGTTTTACTGGTTTTTTCATCCGAAAAATAAGTTGCTGTCATCGGGGCTCCTATATACTCGTTAATCTCCTTAATGTTTCCGTTGGTTAGGTAGTTGTAGACTTCTGGATCAACGTTCTGCGTAAGGGTCATACATTTTATATAATCCAAAGTTTCTTCAAAGGTTTTTTCTTGTTTATTTAAAAACGGTTTACACCATTTAGATTCCCATTTTGAAAGAGAGACGAGGGAATGCTCCAATTGTAATGTCTGCTCTTTTGTGGTGATGAATTCCTGTTTCCGCTCATCCCATAGTTCGACAGCTGGTATCGTAATCTGAAGCATTCCTCAATCCTCCTTAACTTTTTATTGTTGTTTAACCGGCGCTGCTATTTTAGGGGTATCCGCCGGAATAATACCGTTTATAAACTTAGCTGCTGCATCCGCATCGGTAGCTAGTTCTATAAATAATTGAGAAAAGGCCTCGGTTTGAGAAAAAGCTGTAGAAAGTTCTTCAGACTTGATAAACCTCTTTCCATCCGGAGATTTTTCACCGTAAGCTTTAAGAATGATCTCTTTGAAAGTCTTAATGATTTTTTCGCCATCCCGTTCAGCAACAATCCTATTGAGCATTTGGGTCATACCACCAGAAACACTCAATTCCATTTCCATAATTTCTGCCTTAGAAAGATTGAAATAGAAATCCTCAGTCCTTTTATTTCCGTCATAGTCCTCGTAAGTAATGGTTTTTTTCAACATAATAAATTTTCTCCTTTCAATAAATAGAAATAGGGGAGCCGCCAGCTATTGAGGACTCCCCCATTCTAATAAGGTTGTTTAACCTGCGACAGTTGTGAAATTCTTGACTACCGGTGCAAGAGACTGGCCGTAGATGTCGACTACACCGCCGACTGTGACCAGATAAACGGTGCTGCCGGTGAAGTCATCCGTCGGGTTGAAGGTAAGAACTTTTCTGGCGGCATCCCATATCTTAGCGCCTGGGACGATTGTGCCGTCAGCTTCCGTGACAATAATGGCTTCGCGCAGAATCTTGTTATTAAACGTAAGCACTATGTTGGAGTTAAGAGCAACGTCTGCTTCATCGTCGTCTGGAGAAATTGAAGACAACGCCAACGCATCTGGAGCAGGCGCCTCTAACAGAGCAGCAATTTCGTCAGGCAAAGGAAGCCTGGCCTCAGTTCCAGTATCTCCATACAGAATGGCTTCTAGAGCAGCCAACTTAGTTTCATCGACCTTAGTAGAGTCGATCGTAATAGAAGCAGTCGGTTTAAAGCCAGTCACAGAAACAGGTGTGGTGGTAACTTCCCAAGAGAAAGTGATAGCTTCTGGGCTATCGTTAATAGTGGAATAACCCTTCTCGGAAGGAGCAGCCAAAGCACCATAAATAAGATGTAGTTTGTATCCGTAGTCGGTACCATCAACATCATTACCAAGTGCGGTCTTATAAGAGAGACCAAAGACCTTGCGGTTCTGTTGTCCGATCATGACACCAGTAGCGATTTCAGCAGAACCATCACACTGAGCAAATTCATCCGGATACGTATAAGCCTCAATGGTAGCACCGAACTCCTCGGTGGAAAGGAGATTAAGATACTTGATATTATCAGCGTATATAGGCGTTGGTTCAGCACCGGAAGGACTTTCGGTAACGGATATAAGACCATTCCAGGCGACACCATTAGAATATGTGCCGTCTTTCCCCCGAAGATAGAGAACGCCCTGATTTACACCGGTTTCGTAAAAACGTTCACCGGTCTGATCCCAAACAAGTTTAGACATGTTTTTGTCCTCCTTTTTTTAAAATTGTAGAATGAAAACGTCATGGTTGAGGTTATCCGATTCGAAATGTCGATTAAAACGACAGGAGGGTAAAGACGCAACTTTACCAACAATAGGACTATCAGGATCCTCATCGATGACGGTTACAGAATATTTTCTTTGAGATAAATAAACCCCGTCGTTTGCAAATGTATTCTCGATATCTTCGAGACCGTAAACAATGGCAGGATATTTCATTTTAACTGACTCAGGGGGTTGAAAATACACATTTCGACTTCCGAGTAATTCCTCTAGCAAAGTCTGTAATTTAAGCCTACTAGGCATTGTATACACCCCCTATAGTCAATATTAGTCTCGGGTACTGAACTTCAACATTTGTAATCTTCCATTTAGCACCCATAAACTCAACGTAGCGCATCGAATGAAAATTCTGATTGGCAAACGGATCGGCTACAATGCTGATCTCATTTGCAACATTGATGTTGTCGTTGAGTTGGTCGGTGGTCTGAAGTCTACGAGTATTTCGGACAAGTTCACCGTAATACATTTTCTCGGTAATCTGCTCCTTCCACACTCCTGGCTTTGTTTCCACCGTTTCAGCGTAGCCGATTACTCCGTAAAATTTAGCCATTTTGAATTATCTCCTTTGCTAATTAACCTTCGGCTGTATACTCTTTAGACTTCAACGTTGTTAGAACCGCTGTGGACGCAGTTGTGGAGTCGGCCTTCACGTATGTGATAGTTCCAACTTTAGAAGATTCCGCATAACTGGTCGGTGAATACTCAGTTGTACCGTCGACGATTACTACCCCCTTAAGAAATAAGTCCCTTAGATCATCTGAAGCGATTTTAACAGTTTTGTCGGGGTCTGCGTATGCATATGGGTCGTTCGCCTTAGCGTAAACGTATGTCTTTCTAACATGCAAATCTTCATATCTCTCATAAACCTTAGACATATTTGCATCCTCCTTATTAATTAACTGTGAGTTCTAAAGCGATAGCAGAGTAAGGCTTAATCAAAGCACCAGAGCAGCGAGTCTCAATAAGGTACTTTTGAGCATTGTAGTCGATATCGAAATCATCGAACATGTTAACAGCTCCACCTTTATCGGCACCGATATTGTAATCGGTCAAATTGACGATGATACCCATAAGACCATATGTAGTACCATTGTCGACTCTGCTGAGATTTTCCATTACTGGAACAGTTACGATTTCCTTAACGCGAAGAGCAGTAGCAAGCTTCGAAACAGAATCGTAGATAACTCGACCAATGGTGTCTTCCATAAGCAGACAATCGGTAAGAACGTCCTCAGTGGTGTACAGGGTTGGTTCGCCGGAACCCTTGTAGTTCTTGCGGGATTTAATGGTTGCGCGGATAAAAGCCTTAGCCTTCTCGTCAGCTGTGGCATTAGCAGCAACAGTTACAGGAGCTTTGATAGTATACAGATCATCATCCTTCCAAATAGGACGAATGTTCTGCTCGTTGATCTTATCATCAGAAGAGCTAAGACGACCGTCACCGACAAGAATGGCTCTGGCAATTTCCTCATCAAGCATCATACGCATTTCGGATTTGAGCCAAGCAACAACATCAAAATCAGTGATATCAACTACATCATCACGGTCCAGCTTCTGCTTTTTATAGATAGTGGTCGGAGTAGTAGTACGCTTCAGCAGAGTGAATACTTCATCCTTCTTCAGATTACCCTTGATGTAACCTTTAGCTCTGGCATCATCCTCTGTAATATCGGCCAGAATAGATTTAATACGGGAGAAGGGAGTGTGATGGACGGAGTTCATAACCTTCTGAACCCATCCCATATCTCTCTGAATGAACTGAGGAGTATTTGTAACATTCTTTGCATCAGGGAACAGATAGTCAATCTGCTCGATACCGTGTGCGAGAACACTGTCTTTAAGACTTCCATAACGTTTAGCGTCGGCGAAGATGGCTTCCAGGTCGGAATGACTAAGAACATCCTTCTTAGTATCTTCCTTGTCAAACACATTGTGCTTCATAGTTTTATTTCCTCCTTTAGAATCGTCATTATTGTTGTTATCTTCGGACTCTTCTTTTTCTTCAAGAGCCTGTCCGATCATTGCATAAACTACCGTTTTCTGTTTTTCGGTAAGAGTGTTGAAGACGTCGGCAACGGTTTCCTCGTCTTCAGATTTTTCATCAACTGGTTTATCTTTCTTTTCATCGGCATGAAATAGAGAAATGTCTTCACCAGTATAGATAATAGCTTCATCATCAGACTCTTCGCCGTGACTCATGACAGAATCAATAAATGCCCCGGGATTTGCTCCTGCCAAAACAAGACTAATCTCACGAATAGCTCCATGTATAACATTAGAACCCTGCTGTTTCAATTGATTTGCATAAATGGAAAGTGCGGATACATCCCCATGTTCAACTAGAAGCTTTGCATTTTTACCCGATTCTGTTTCATTGAACTTGCAATAGGCATAAACTCCTTCTTCGCGATTCTCGAGCAAAGCATGCCCAAGAACGTTAAGAGGGTCGTTGTGCTGGTGATTCCATACAAGAGGAACAGTCTGCCCGTCATTATGTTTAAATGCATCTTTCATGATGGTTCTTCCATCAGAGCATCTAAGATTATTACGGGTAGCCCAGCCGCCGAAATCATATGTCTTCATTTTGATTTTTCCTCCCTTTCTTATTAGTCAGACCATTCGAACGTCCATTGTGTTACAGACTCAGCTGAGAATTTATAACCTTCATCTGGAGTAGCTGTAACTATTACTTCTACATCTTTCGTTATAGGTTCTTGTGGACCGGCTACTAATACGGTGTCTCCTATTTTATAAATTACTCCTTCTACATCCGGTATAGTTATCACTCCGGTTGTATCATTAAATGTCGGAGCAACGGTCGTTACTTCTATGTCTGTCCATTCGAACGTCCATTGTGTTACAGACTCAGCTGAGAATTTATAACCTTCATCTGGAGTAGCTGTAACTATTACTTCTACATCTTTCGTTATAGGTTCTTGTGGACCGGCTACTAATACGGTGTCTCCTATTTTATAAATGCATCCGGTTTCCGAAGGAATTGTTATAACTCCGGTAGAATCGTTAAAAGTAGGCTCAGCAGGTGTTACTTCTATTCTTGTGTCGATTTCCCACACAAATACGGATTCTGGGTCAAATATATAACCTTCATCTGGTTTAGCCGTAATAGTAACACTTTCGACCCCAATTGCTAATGCTGTTTGGGCGCCAGGAACCAGAGCGGTCTCCGAAGAACCCTTAAAATACAACACTCCGTCTTGATCTGGTATAGTTATAACTCTTGTAGTTTCGTTATAAGTTGGAGACAATGGGAATACTTCGCCATCTTCTGAAGAAAAGACATAAGCTCCAGTTTCATCATAAACAACAACATTGTATTCGTTTGTCTCTGGATTTTTTGATAGTTTGACCGGTTTGTAAAGATTGCGGCCATCGTCGATCATCAAGCCTTTTTCGAATAGGTTTTTAAGTTCCTTTTTAGACACTAAATCTTTAGGGGTCATGTTTTTTGAAAAATACAATAAATTAGTATCCAACGACGCATATATAATTGTATTTTTAACAAATTTTTCGTGATAACTAGCATAAACTTCGTTTCTCATATTATTAACAACCTCCCTTTATTTTTTATTTACCATCTCGATCTTTTCTCCAGTCGCATCATTTGATGGGTAGGTTTGATCATCCTTAGATTGACTTAGATTCTTATTCCTGAGTTCGTCTGCTTTCGGGTCATCCGACGGCTTCATTCCAATGATCTGTCTAATTTCGTTCGACGTCATTATCTCGTTTCGAGTAAACTTGTCAGCAATTTCAGAAATTTCGTTAACTGGAACAAGCTTGAACGGATCTCTGAAGAATGAAATCGACTGCAATTGTGACCGAGCGGTTTTGGTTAGAAACTTTCGTTTCATTTCATCAACGATAGCCGAGAGAATAGGTTCAATTGTTCGGTTGTAATAATTGAGCATTGTTTTATCGTCAGCAGTTCCATCTAATATACTCTGAGTGATTCCTAACTGGCTGTATAGCATACTCGTTAGATATTCAATCTGTTTCATTAGATTATTTTCGACTGAACGATTCAATTGGGTAATACGCTCAGTACCATCTGTATAGGCGATACCATATTTAGAACCTGCCAATTGATTTTCTATATCTTTACGCCGATTTTCGGCTTGTTGACGCCTTGCCTCTGTTTTAATTACATATGGTAGTTGAATAATCAAATCCAACTTACCAGAACTGCTTTGTTCGTCTACAACATCCAAAAGGTTAAGTTTACGAATAAGTCGCTGCATAGTTGAATTTGGTTCGTTAATAACCGCGTATAGAGGGTTTTCTACAATACCAACTGTATTCTTCGGTACCACAATATCCTCTTTACGACCCGTTTTCTCATTATAAACACGAACTTTTACATGACTTGGATACCATTCCAAAATTTGTCCGGTTCGCATCGATAGAATATCATAAGAACCAGTAATTTCGGGATTAAAGGTTGTGTCAACTGGAACAATAGCCACACTTCCTTCATCCAACATTGACATAACTATGTCCTGAATAAAGGCTCTTCCGGTTTGATCAAGGTTAGCTTCAACGGTGAGACAGTTGTTTAACCCCGAATCGATAACGGATAGGAAACGATTATTTTCGTCAAGTCTTACATGCTGAATGCTAACTGAAGAAGCGTCTAAACCAATCCGATTGTATACTGAAGTTACTATCGAACGCTCATTTCCGCGTGTTAGTCTCGGTCTATCCGGACGATAAGTATAGCTAGTTCCAACATTTTTGTAATAATCGGTGGGGTCTTTGTTAAAAAAAGCATTCCAAGCATGTTTTAGTCTGGTACCCAATGTTACCTCCATTTTTGTCATCACCTCCTTTCCTAACCAGGATTCTTAATTTTTGGAGTAGTTAAAGATTTTTCTCGGTCAAAAATAATAATTGGTGATGAAGAAATCTTTGCTAATCGATCACCATCATCAATTACCATGTTATACCCATCTTTTTTAAGCTGGTTAGAATATACCTCTCGAAGCTCAGGCTTTGCAACCAGAAGGTAGCTAAATCGTCTATAAGCTCGATCTATGTCTTTCGGATCTGTTAGATTTTCAAGACGCTTTTTAGGTATAAACAGTAAAGGAGATGCTTTCTTAAATGTAGCAAGAGCTTGTTTATCCTTACTCATTAACTTGACAAACTCATCCACTCTTTTCTTCTCTCCTGGCGAAACCAAAATATCTTTTACTTTGTATTCGAGATTAACATACGAATTCTTTCCAAAAAGAGAAGCATATCTTTGATAAGTCTCTATATCTTCTTTTTTAAAAGCGGCATATGCATGACCTGTTAAACCCAGTTCTTTTGAAGCCCATCCTTTTGGAACGACACGATTCACGACCGTACCTTTCTTAAGAATAATATCATCTGAATGAAAGTTTGACTTTCTATCTTTTCGAACACCCAACTTTCTATCTTTTCGAACGCCCCACTTCATGCCTTTAACGCCGTAATGATAAAGTTCGTTAGGCGTTGGAGGTGATAAATATTGCCACATTATATCCCTCCTTTACTCAAAAGCATCTTTATTTAATTTATAGGCGATATAAGCGTCCATCATAGCAGCAACAGCGTCGATCTTCTGCTCATATCGTCTTTTAAGTAATTTCCTATTACCGTTCGTATCTTCAAGAGTTATACAGTTACCCATAGCAAAAGACATAAGTTCTTCATCAAATAAAAGCATCCGCTCCTCAGAAAGCTTCTTAAGCTCACCTAAAGGAACGGACTCTGTTTTTGCACCCTGTATAACCTTTACAATACCAAATGGACCGTTTTCAGATTCCCAACGCTCTACAAATTCCTTTGCGTTATATGGGTCGAAACCAAAACATCTAACGTCATATCCACATTCGTTTATATGATTATCCAAGTCTTCATAAACTTCCATCATGTCTAAAACAGTTCCCTCAAGGACAATTAAACTTCCCTCTTTCATGAAATGATCGTATTTGATTCTCATGGCAGCAGGGAGCTTCATTAGTGTTAGTGAAGTTATGTAGTTTCGAGTTTTTACACCGAAGCACCCATTAGATAAAGGAAACAGAAATGTAAATGCACAAAAGTCGTCTCCTTGGGAGAGGTCGGCGCCCAACGCACAAGGCATTTGCCAGAAATCCCTCTTTCTATGAGGAAGGGTTTCTTCATAAGTGAAGTAGTAAGTATAACCCTCCATGGGAATGCCAAAACGTTTTGCTAAAATATCGTTTCTGGCTGCCGGAGCTTTTTCTGCTCGTTCAACATCCAGCTGATATGTTTCATAGCTAACGGTCTTTCCTAAATTCGGATTAGCCTTTAGCCACATTTCGGGATCAGAGACTTCATCGATCGAATCGAGTTTATACCACCAAATAGAAACATGTGGATTGATGTAGTCTCCTTTGAGAATGTCCATCAACTCCATTTTGATTGTGTCTCCGCTACCATTACGAACCGTACCCTCTGAACTAGTCGCAATGATTAGATAATCATCAACTTTAGAAGCACCCTGCTCGATTGCACCGACAACGTCTTCTCGTATATCTCCTGAAAGCCATTCGTCTACTGTTGCAATTTTACATCTAAGTCCTTGAAGCTTATTAATAGACATCGGACGAATCTCAATCAACGAACCGGTTAAAAAATTCTCAATTCCTTTCTTTGTAGAGGTCAATTTTACACGATTGGCTTTTAAACCGGTTGTGTTTTGTAAAGAACCTTCAGTTAGAAATTTAAAAAGCGGTCCTCTAGACCGCGTAATAGCTGTTCGTATAGGAGACATTACCTCTTCGGCAAGTTTCATAGTTGGAGCTGTCGTAATCTGATGAGTAGTAGTTGTATCGACATTGAGGAAATATGATTGCATACAAGAGTCATATAAAGATTTAGCCGCGCCTCTTCCGACGATAAGATATTGTTTATTAATCAATCTTTTCTTTATCGTCTTTTTAACGTAACGACCTCCGTGTCCATCGGGATTCGGCTCATATACACTTCTCTCTACAAAATAATACCATCCAAATACCTGTTCTCCCCATAGTTTAAAACTGTCAAGCAATTTAAGATCAGAACCATCTGTTAATGTCAATTCATTTTCGCAATATCGAATCCAACCTTCAACTGCCTGATCATCATAATATATGCCAGGATTCGCTATGAGATCATCTATACGGTTCATCTCCATTGAAACTTCTTTACATACTGGAATTTCTCCTCGAATTACGGCATCTCTAAACATGCCGTAATACTTTGGAACGGCAGTGTTTGATAATGCCATAATTAATTCTCCTTATCCTTTTTTTTCAAGAATGGCCTTAATTTTATCAACGTTATTATAAATAGTAAGAACAGTAGTAGTAACAGCCGCTACGGTAGTACCAGCTTTGAAAACTTTTTGCGCATATTCTTTACCTTTATTAATACTGCTTTCGGATAATTGAGAATACTGTCGTTCCATTTGAAGACGATTTAGTCGATTACGAAGCTCGGCGTCACTCATAGATTTAATACGCTTTGGTGTGTGGGCCTTCTTGTAATCTTCATGCGACTTATCAGTCATAGAACGTCTTCTAGCTCTCGCGAGCTGTTCAGGAATTCTTCGAACACCCCATTTCATTCCGAGAATACCATAATGGGTTAAATAATAGTTCAAGTTTGTCAACCTCCTTTTTTTAAACAAGTTCTATCCGTGTTTTTAAATATTATTCTATCTACCCAGTAAAACGTTGCACCACCTATAAAATTTGCAACGATTGTGTTTATAAAAGGATTAAACGGTAAAAATATTAAACACGCAGCCAATATTGGACTAGATAGCTGCCATCTGCCTAAATATAGAAGATATCTTTTCATTCAACACCTTCTCCTTAAATTATGTTTTCTACTGGGTCGGCCGCGACTTGAATCCTCCATTCAAGCTCTGAAATAATTCGGTTCATAGATTCGATTACGGAAGAGCTAAGAGGAGGATCGAATAACAATTTAACCTTCATGTATGTATAAGACTTTACACTTTCCAACCTTTTATTATCCTGAATAAAGTCAGTCCATACATCGGTATCATCTTCGATCGAGAAACCTTCGGAGGGACCAACACCAATTTGGGTTAGGATTGCAAATACAGAATTGATGTGCATAATAAGGTCCGCATCGAAGTGTGTATACTCTTCCGCAATTCCAAGCATTTTTTTAATTGATGTTAGTATACTCTCCATGGCGTTTCTCCTTTACTTCTGAATTGTAATAAAATTTTTCATACAGAATCCTTCAATTCCGGCAGCTGTAAAAACTTTATAGAATTCTTCCGTTGATTCATTTTCGTCAATCATGAGTTCCGTTTGATAATCAACTTCGCAAACAATAGCGGAATCTTTTTTGGGTTCCTCTCGAACGTTTAACTTTTTGCAATTTGTAACAAAACCCATTTTCACATCTTCGTGTTCCTCGATTCGATAGTCATCTTTAAGAAGATTATCATGATACATTTATTGTTTTCCTCCTTTTTATTTATGTCTCCATGGACATGTATCGTTTTTAGTTCGTTCTATCGGTGCTAGAATTAATAAACTTTCGTCGCCATAATGGATTGCATTATGTGTTGAAAGCTTTGTTGAAATTACATTCTCTGGATCAAAGACAGAAGAACTTCTATTTATTAAATCATCGTAAGTAATCGGGTTGATATGATGAATAATAATTGGTCCATAAATATTAAAACCGTCTACAGCCAAATCACATCCATTATCTCGAACGATTATCTTATCCCTAAATCTTAACCAATCATCTGAATGATAAAATTCCTGATTCACCCATCTTTGAAAACCAAAAGTTGCTTCTCCTACTTTTCCGTTTAACTTTAAATATCGATAACGCTCTTCAAAAGTAGGAAATTTAATTAATTCCGAATATGTCTTAATAGTCATCCGGATCACCTTGCCCACTATAATTTCTCATAGCGTCAAGAGCATTCTTATAAAGTTCTTCAATTCTTTGCGCCGACTGTAACGATTGTGTTTTTGCTTCAATCAACTCTTTTTGTTTTTCGAGAATTTCTTTTTCTATTCTTTCTTTAGTTGATCCAAGCTTTAAATAATGAGTGATGACCTGAGAAGAAGCAGTGCCGTCTCGCAACTGTTTTTCAGCAAGATCCACAGCCAAGGACACTAACTGATTCTCTCTGACTTCTGGAGATAAAGCCGGTCTCATCTTTCTCGAAGATTCGGAAGAGGTTACAACCTTAGCTTTCTTCATCCTTACTGCCTCCTCTCGTTTAATATTTACTAAATTATTATTATGTTTTGCTTGGAATTTACTGAGTTCATTCATACTTCGATAGCACTTAACAGAGCCCATAAGGCTAACCTAAAATCTTTTGAAAGGAGGGGAAAAAAAGATAATATAAATTGTTAAACCCTATGAGCTCTGTTAAAAGCTATAAAAAGTATAGAATGATACTCAAAAAATACCCTCCGGAGATTTTTTTAGGGCCGGCGCGATGACGGA